GAATATCAGTCAAAGAATCGTTACTGTATCCAAAAAATCTAACTTGGCAACGACCAAGCGCAAGAGGATCTTGACGGCTTTCTACAACACCAATCCACCATATAAATGGATCTAATCCAGCAAAATGTTTTTCTTGTTCTGACATTATAATCCCTTCAATTGTTGCAGAGGCGCCGAATTATTAACAGGATTTGGTAGAGCTTTATTGAAAGAATCAGACATTAATTCTAAAGTTGTAGATGAAAGCTGTCCACTAATACCATGTCGAATAGCTGTTATTAGATATCTAGCTGATCTGTAAGAATCGTTTTTAGCTGCTTCACTGTCTTGTGGATTTCCTAGGGGAAGCAACAGATTAATAGTTCTACCTGATCGTATTTCAAAATCACTTGGTATGTTGATAGTTAATTTTAACCCTCTCAATTGAGCGCCTTTCATTGCATCCTGTAATAACCAGTTTTGAGGTTTAATAGGATTGACTGTTGAGTCAGCGTCGCTCAAAACATGAAATTTAACATATGCGTCTGACATATCAAATATAGATTTATTTAATCTATTTTTAGTTGAGTCTGTAGATAGATTACTATTCAATAATCTTCCAGAATTAAAAGAATCACCTTTTAATGTTTTTAATTCATAAGTTCTTTTCACTATGTCTAGAGCGTAAAGCGAAGATGAAAATTGACCAAATTTATTTCCCAATAGAACATCAAAATCGTGATCAACTTTTAAATATTGGACTGTCTTATAGTTTTTTGACGGATCAGCTACAACATTAACCTCATATGCATAATTCCCATAAGGTTCGATTTTAAGCAAATCTTCATATGATGCAAAATTATATCCATCTGGAGTTTCATAAAAGAAGTATAAGTTTTTGTTCGCATCATATGCTCTAGAAGCCAGCCAACTTATCGCCTCAAAAGGTCTCATTCTAGAAATCGTAAAGTTATAATTTCCACTCGGTTTATAAAAAATGTTTTTATTAATTTTAGTATCTGCGCCCATATAGTCAGCTAAAATATTAGTAATCATTCTATCAATTGTTCCGTTATATGCTTTTCTCACATATAATTGCGAAGATAAAATTAGTTCCTCAGAACAAAAATATATCACATAATTTTGTAAAGCTTGTGTCATGGTTTGACGATTGGAAATTTTATAAATTCTAAATGCTTTTTTAATCGGTTTATTGAGTCCTGGTTTATCCAGAGTAACATAAATCCACTCATTACCATTTAACGAATATTTTGTAATAACATCTAAACCGTCGCTGAATACCATGTCGCCAGTCATAGATGGAGAAAACAAATTTTCGTAAAGATTAAAATGTAAAATTAAAGGTGTGAGATCTTGCAATGCTCCACTACCAGTAGCAATGGACACATTCAGTACATAATCGCTAGTTTGATATAACCCATTAGACTGAGTTTGATCTGTTGTGGTTGCCATTATATTTTATTTTACAATTGGTTTTAATAAATTAGTTAATTGATCTTCTATTTGAGAAGCATACTCTTTCTTTGGAAGTTGTATAACTCTTTTTGCATTATTAACTGAAACTTCCGCATCATATGCAGAAATTGCATTTAGAACTATACTTGTGGCTGCAGTAGAAATCCCCACAGTAACCGTAGGTGGAGATGTTAATGTTAAAGTTGGATTAGCTAAAGTTGGCAAATTGTTAATTTTTTGTCCAGTCACTTCATCGTATATTTCATATGTTGTGTTTGCATAATATGTTTTTGATGTGGTTGTAGTTGGAATTTGTCCTGGAATAGTAACAGTAACTTTTTTAACTTTCTCATAATGCTCAAGAATCTGTTGAGCTTGGACTTCGCTTCCGTATTTGTTAATAATATAATTTTGAAAAGACTTATAGTTTAATGGTGCTTGATATTGTGGATCTAAAATTAAATTCGCAAACAATATTATCCAATATCTACTTGCGTCGCCATAATATTTGTAGGCGATACTTTCAAAGGTGTCATGTTCTTGCATATTGTATGTGTAGTATACATTAATATTGCTGAGGATATTATCCATAAAAGCAACACGTGTGAAGATGTTCTTAACATAATAAATGTTTTGCAAATTTGGGTCAAATGTATATGGAATTGTTTCAAAATTTGAAAAGTATTGCATTAGTAACCTGAGTTTTGAATTAATGAACTGTAAATAATATCCATTTCTTTAAATCTTAATTGCAAACCAATACTAACTGGCATACCATCAGCGTAAGTATTGAATTGTCCTGCATCGGAATAATTTATTTGCATGTCTTCAAGAACGCATGTTGAAATTTTAGGAAGATTTAAGTTTTCCTGATTTGTGAATAAGAATTTAATATCAAAAGAACAAGGTGTCACGAAGTATCTTCCACCTGCACTCTCTATGCCATTAATCAACGAGGGTGAGGAATATTGTTTAAATGCCTTTATGATGGCATTAACTTGAGCTGTTTCGGCTTTGCTTCTTGGTTGAAATCTAAATTCAAATATAAATGAACGTTGAGCTGTTCCACGATAAATCATTTCAAGTTGAGGGTTGATGGCGTAACCTTTTGCTCCAGTCACAATCGCGCCCCAGTTTCCCCCAAAAGGTATTGCTGCATCTTCTAATAATCCTGGTGAATTTCCAGCAGCAGTTATAATTTTTTCTGCTGCTGTTTGTAGCGGTTTAAAATCATGCGCCGACACCTTACTAACATCACCAAGAGCAGATTTAAAATCATCATACACACCTGCAAGCCCAGAAATAACTCCAGCAACTCTACCTAAATTGCCCATTTCATCTGTTAAACTTACAGCATCCCAATTATGTTGAAATCCTGATATCACGGTATCTGGCATGTAGAGAGCAATTGCCTGTAAGATTCTTTTTTGTTGTGGCTGTAGAAGAGGAACAACACCATTAGTCGCAAGTTTTTCTAGACCCTCAACACTAAACCCTAAAGAACCTGGACTGTTAAGTTGAGAATTTATAACAAAATTTGGTTGGTCATTATTATTGGCAACAACATAATCTAAAGGTGCAGGTTTATTAACGTAAAACATCACTGAATGTGGAGGATTTTCTAAAGAGTTTCCTTGAAGTTCTGTAGGATATTTTAAAATAGAATATCCTGTTGGAGGAATTGTCAAAGAAGAAAGTTCAGTGACATTCTTTCCAGTCACGTTCATATTCGTTGCAATTTGCTGAACTTTATTGTTGGATCCAATTTGAGCTGTTCCGTTTGGATAAACTCCATCAGATGGAGTGCTGGCGTTTTGGATGCCTTGCGCAATTCCTTGAGATACAATCGAACTTAGTGAAATACCAGAAAATAAACCCATTGTTGTACCTGTAGCTATAAATAAGCTTTAGTGTTATTGGATTATTTATATGGCATACTCAGGTCGTTTTCATCCCAGAAACCAGAAAAAGTATTATGGAGACGTCTCCAATATTTGGTACAGAAGTCTGTGGGAAAGAAAGGTTATGGAATGGTTTGATGATAACGAAAATGTCATCGAATGGTCAAATGAAGAACTGATCATTCCATACATTTCCCCTTTAGACAATAAATACCATAGATACTTTCCCGATTTTGTAGCTAAGATAAAAGGCAAAGACGGAAGTGTAAAGAAGTTTGTAATTGAGGTTAAACCTGAGAAACAAACCAGACAACCTGAGAAGCCAAAAAAGGTGACCAGAAGATTCATAAATGAGGTCGCGACTTGGGGAGTTAATGAAGCCAAGTTTAAAGCTGCCAAAGAGTTTTGCGCTGATCGCGGTTGGCATTTTGAAATTATTACAGAAAGAGAGTTAAGAATACCTGATGGCAAGTCTAATAGAAAAAGTAAGGGATAATCTGGCGAAGGAGAATATCCAAGTCAGAACCAAAAAAGCTCGAGACTGGCTTAGAAGAAATGTGAGAACTCTTCAAACCAGCAGAAGAAATATTCTTTCTGCAACCGATAATATATTCGCAAAAAGAATTATTGTGGGAAAGATGTATTTCTATTCCTATGATCCAAAATTAAAAGATATTCTACCATATTATGATCGTTTTCCGTTGGTCATTCCAATTGAAAATTATAATGATGGGTTTCTTGGTTTAAATTTACACTATATATCATCAAAACACCGTTTAGCTTTGTTAGATAAACTTTATGATCTTTTAAATAACAAAAAATTTGATGAAACAACAAAAATGAAGGTTAGTTATAATATCTTAAGCAGCACAAGAAGATATAAAGAATTTTCTCCATGTTTAAAACGATACCTGTATTCTCATTTAGATTCTAAAGTTGTTGAAGTTGCACCTGATGACTGGGAAGTCGCAATCTTCCTACCAACGGAGCAATTTATTGGAGCTTCAGCAACTAAAGTTCAACGTCAATCTCTAAGGCAATTTTAATGGCTTTTACCTCAAGTTACACTAATCCAGATACAATAATACAACAAAATGTAAACAATTTGGTTGGCAGTGCAAGCAACTCAATCACAAAAAATATAAAAAATCCTGTGCTTGCTGGCGCTGCTCAATCTTTAGTGCAAAACCTTTTAGGTAATATATTAGGAAGCAGTCAATCTAATTCAGGTGTCTTTCAACAACCTACAAATCAAACAATAAGTTCGATATCAAATATCTCTAGTGTCTTTAGCAGACTTGATGGTAATTATGAATTTTCAAAGTCTTGTAGATTTCTGGTAAATATTCCGACGCCTCCATGTGTTGTGAATAAATCAGGAAATCTTAATTTAAATCAAACTAACCTACAGTTCGCCTGCCATACTGCTGAACTCCCTGGAGTGAATGTACATCCTATTGAATTTAGACATAATTCATTTATTCAAAGAGTTCCTCATATGCCAACATTTGATCCGATCACTTTGAGTTTTTATTGTTTTGGCGATATGATAGAAAGAAATTTCTTTGAATTCTGGATGAACCAAATGGTAGATTTTCAAAGTGGACTATTAAACTATCCAAGAGACGATAATAATACTCCATATAATATGACTGATATTACTATCGCACAATATGCAGTTGACAATACACAAAATTATCTTGTTAAATTATTTGATGCGTTTCCAATATCAATTAATTCTATGGGATTAAACTGGGGCGAGGACAGAATACAGGAATTACAAGTGACATTTGCATATACTAAGTGGAGAACTTATGTTACGGATAGTTCTCCAACTCAACCAAAATATTCAAATTCGCAATCAAATAATACTGTTCCATCTCCTAATTCTGAAGAATTAAACTATAGCATATAACAGTACAACTCTTTAATGTTTTTTGAAATAAGGTGAATATATGAAATTACCAACAATCGAAACTCCGATCTATGAAGTGAAACTTTTTTCTAGAGAGGAGCCTGTGAAATTTAGACCGTTCTTGGTTAAAGAACAAAAATTACTTCTATTGGCGACCGAACAAAGAGATCGCGAAGAAGCAGTTAAGGCAACTAAACAAATCATATCAAACTGTCTACTTGACAAATCAATAGACGTTGACACACTACCATCAGTTGACATTGAAATTTTATTTTTAAACTTCAGAGCCAGATCAATGGGAGAAAACGTTGATGTTTTCTACAAATGTAAAAATTTAATCGGCGAAGAAGAGAAAAAAGAATGCGGAATGATAGTTGACTTTAATGTCAATCTATTGGAAGTTCCTGTCGCAAATAAAGAATATGAATCAAAAATTATGATTTCAGATAATGTTGGTGTTAAGATGAAGCTTCCAACATTTGAAATTATGCAGAAAATAAATGAGAGCTTACAGAACTCTTATGAGAATTCTGAGTTTAAGTCTATCGCTTTATGTATTGATTTCATATTTGATAACGAAACGGTATATTATGCAAAAGACGCTACAGAAGAGGAATTGATTGATTTCATTATGCAACTTCCTCCAGATAAATTTGATCTAATAGCTAAATATTTCAATAATATTCCAACAGTTAGAAAAGAATTAGATAAAGACTGTCCAAAATGTGGATATAAGCACAATTTTGTGCTGGAGGGTCTCAACGATTTTTTTATCTAAGCCTTGGTGATGGTGGGTTAAAGGACTATTTTAATTTAAATTTCTCTCTCCTTTATCACCACAAAATTGATTTTAGAATTTTTGACGATATGATACCGTGGGAAAAAGACGTCTATATTAAGATTCTCTCTAACAAAATAAAAGAGGAAAATGAAGCTGCGAAATTGAGAGAAATGGAAAATAGATCGAGAAGGTAATAGGATAAATGGCAACACCAACAGGGTTCTCAATAAAGTCTTTGGTTTCTACAATAAGATCTCAAGATCCAAATGTTGATATCGAAGATGCTAAAGCAATTGCTGAGCAAATCAGAGATAACTTATTCAAGTCTTTACTTGGAGCTAAACCTATAGCCACAAGAAATACAAATAAAAAAGCAAAAGAAGAAAAGAAAGAACAAAAAGAAACATACAGAACACCTGATGGTAAATTCACATCATTCAATAAACTTATTGAAAATAATCTAAAAGAAATTAAAAGCGACTTAAAAAAGAACAATAGTTCATTATCAACAGTTGAAAAGAATTCTTCTGAGATTAAAAAGAGCATTGATAAAATTATAGAAGATATTGCAGCTGAAAGAATGGCTGCAAAGAAACCAACAGTACAAAATAAAAGTTATAGTCTTGTATCCATAGGTCAATTGACTCAAAAAACTGTCAATAAAATTGATTCTGGAGAAAGAGTAGGTAAAGGTAAAATCGAAGTCGAAATTAAAAAAATACAAGAACAAAACAAAACAATTATCAAAAATGTTTCTGATATTAGAAAAGATGTAAAACACATCAAAGATAAAATTGATGATAGAGACGAAGAACAAGAAAAAGAAAAGAAAGCTGAAGAAAAATACAGACAAGAAGATCTTGAAAAGAAACTAGATCTTATGCTTAAAAAGGTAGAAGGTGAGAAAAAAAATAAGGGTATTTTTGGAAATTTGTTAGATTCCTTAGAAAACTTTTTCACTAAAGGATCTGGATCTTTAATTCTTGATGGTCTTAAATTTGCACTCAAGGGTGTCTACAATTTAGCTAAACTGGCATTACGTGGAATTTTAACTGTTGGAAAATCATTAGCCCAAGCTGGGTACAAAGGACTACAATGGTTGGTTGCAAATCCTGAAATACTTGTGCCTCTTGGACTTTCAGCTGGCGCTTTATATATTGATGAAAAAAATAAAGAGACGAGAGATGAACTTAAGGAACAAATAAAAAAAG